TCCACTGCAAATACATGTAGTGAGTACCAGTAATATAAGTGGAAACATTATTGTTAATAAACCAAAATCCGTTTTCTCTCTTGTTAAATTCTTCATCAATATAATCGTACCATTTATTTTTAAAAACAGCAGGATAGGTATCCCATTGAAATCTTGTTTTTATTTGATCTAATTCTTTAGGATATATGTGTGCTTCCCATCTATTATTTGTATTAGCTATTTTTTTTGGCTTAGGAGGTAAAGCTATTTTTAAATTTTGTATTTCAATTATATCACCTATAGCACCTGTTTTACTAATAACAGTTATATCATGCTCTTTATTATATCCGTAATCCCATTTTTTTGCTTTGTTATATCTTTTTATAACATTTAATTTAATAGGATTAATTAATTTAATTAAATCGTACATTATATTTATTTAGATCTTCTTTCAGCAAAACCTTTAAATGGTTTTTTTACTTTATCAGAAACATCTATAACATTTTTTTCACTTTCAAGTCTAGTTAATATTTCAAAAGCATCAAATATTGCTAATTTTTTTGTAGCTGCTGCATTTTTTAATCTATCCGCAGCTAAATCCTCATTAGGATCATTTAAAATAATTTTTTCTTCTGCTACTTTTATTAACTCATCTACCGCTTTATAACCAGCTTGGATTATATTCAATTTCATTTTTTTGTGTTCCATAGTTTATTGCTATTGAATTATCAGGAACTCTATATAGTCTTTCATTATCAAAAACAAACTCATATTCGCTGTTTTGCGTAAAGCCTACTAAATCATCTTTTTTAAGATTTAAGCTTCTTAAACGCGGCGAAACGTGCTTTAAAACGCCCACAAGAGGCTTTTCTTTACTCTCGTCAAATTTATTTTGATTAAAAACAGGTTTTACAAAACTAAAACCTTCTATTGTTTTCCATTCGTTATTTCTCTTATATAAAAATATTTGATCTATATAACAAAAATATTTATTTTCTTGAAAAAAACTTGAACCGTATTTATCTATACCGTTCATACCGTAAAATCTTCTAAAAATATTATGATGAACAATTACTTCATCATTTACTTTTAAAATAGGATTATTAATTGGTGTTTCAATTATTTTACCTATTCTATTTACAAATTTATGATCTTCTATTGAAGTATTTAAAATTAATTCTTTTTTTTCAACTTGTTTTTTATTGCTATACACACCGTTTACCGGAGATATAATATAACAATGAAGATGCTTCATTAATATTCTAAATTATATTCAACTGCTATTGCCATATTTTTATTAAAATTTTTCCAAGGTAATACCTCTTCTTCTTTTTCTATATAAATATTATAGCA